TCCCAGAACCAGAGCTTCGGGATGATGTCCGACTGCACGATCTCCACCGTGGCTACCCGAGAGCCGGTGTTGCCCGTCTGCGACACGGTGTCGGCAACGGGGTTCGCAGCGAGTCCGTCGCGGGTGTGAACGGCGAGCAGACCGGATGCGCCCGCCGGTTGCAGGATGCGGTTGGTCCAGTTCGGCGGCGCAGCAATCTGCGTAGCGGTTCCGCGTGTCGCGATTCGGATGCCGAGCGATGTGCCGTCGGCGTTCTGCAACGTCAGCGCCGGGTAGATCACGTTCTGGGCATTACCCGCCGTCGTGACTGCGGAAGCTCCGACTCCAATGGAGAACTCGCCGCGCAGCACCATCGCCGCCACCTGATCGGCGTTTGTCCACGTTCCGCTGGTGTGGTTCGACGCGGTGGCAACCGCAGTGGCGATCACGAGGTTCAGCGTGTTCGCCCCGGCAGGCCCGGCGGGAATGGCTGCCCAGGCTGGCACGGTGCCACCGGCTGCTGGCTGCGAGGGCGCGGTGTTGCTCGCACGCCTGGCGACGAACAGGATCAGATCACCAAGCTGGTGCGTGGGCAGCGCAACGTTGTTCGCTGCCGCCTGAGCGGTCCCAATGATGGCGACCGTCGGCGGGGTGGACGGCACGGTCTGAATCCAGAGCGTGTACTGGCCGCGCGGCGATGGCGGACTCTCACCGACGTACATCTGCACGCCCCCGGCTGCGCCGGGCGGTCCTGTGTCGCCCTTCGGACCCGTGTCGCCCGTGTCGCCCGTACCGGGCGGTCCCGTGTCGCCTGTCGGACCGATGTTCCCGGTGTCGCCCTTGACGCCCTGATCGCCCTTGACGCCCTGATCGCCTTTCGGACCTGTATCGCCCTTCGGCCCCTGAACCGTGGAGTCCGCGCCCGTGTCGCCCTTGCTGCCCGTATCACCCTTCGGCCCCGGCACCGTTGAGGTTGGACCGGTGTCGCCCTTGATGCCCTGGTCGCCCTTCGGCCCGGTCGGTCCGGTCACGTAGTCGAGCGAGTTCCAGTCGGTGGAACCGTTGCCGACCTTGAACTTCAGCGTGTCGAGTTCGACGCCGATCTCGCCCTCGGCCAGCACCGGGTTGACGCTCGCCCACTTCGCAGCCGTGTCGCGGCGCTGCTGAATCTGGTGGGGCACTACGCGCCCCCTCCGACTATGGCCGGGATGCCGCCGAACTCGGAATCGGACGTGCCGCCGTCGATGTTCGTGCCCGCCGGTCCCGTCGGCCCTTCCGGTCCCTCTGGTCCCGTGTCGCCGCGCGGCCCTTGCGGTCCTGTGTCGCCTGCGACTCCTGCTGCCACGAACCCGGCGTCGAACCAGTCCTCGTCGCCCTGAATCCAGACGTAGCCGTCGGCCTCCACGACGTAGGTGTCTCCCACCAGCGCATCGCCCGGCAGGTCGCCCTGCGTCGGCACCATGCCCTTGAAGGTGAACGCCCGGTTCGGCGCGACGTACTCGTCGGGGCTGATCCACAGATACCCCATCGGCGGGTCGAGCACCGGGTTCTGCGCGTCGGGCGGGTTCTCGTCCACTTCGACGTACGGCGCGGAGAGCGAGTTCAGCCAGATCACGTCACCGTCGGCGTCGGACGCCTTGCCGAGCACCTGCCCGGTGTCGCCGCCCGGCCAGATCGGACCCGGCGGTCCTGTCGCTCCCGGAGAGCCGTTCTGCCCAGGTGTGCCTGGTGGCCCGGTGTCGCCTGGCGGTCCGGGCACTTCGGAGTCCGCGCCTGGTGGCCCTGTGTCTCCGGTCGGTCCGGGCGGGCCTTGCACTTCCCCGGCGTCATCCCAGTTCTCGCCCGACCAGACGTACAGGTGCTTGTCGTCCTCGGCGATCCAGGCGTCACCGATCTCCGGGTCGAGTTCGAGCAGGTCGTCGTAGGTCGAGACGGTGCCCTTGAACGTGATCCCCGCGCCAGCCGGACCGGGATCGCCCTGCGGTCCAGTCTCGCCGGGTGGACCTGGCGGACCCGTGTCGCCCATCGGGCCAGCGCCGCCCTGAACACCCGGCGCTCCGTCGGTGCCCGGCTCTCCGGGCTCGCCCTTGTCGCCCTGTGCGCCTGTGTCGCCGCGATCACCCGTGTCGCCCTTCGGACCCTGCGAGCCGGTATCGCCCGTCTCGCCCTTCGGGCCTTGGATCTCCCCGGCGTCCACGAAGTCGGTGCCGTCGAACACCCACAGGTGGCCGGTGTCACGGGCGAGGTAGCCGTCGCCGGGCAGCAGCGTCGGGTCGCCTGGGTCGAGGCTGCTGGCGGTGTCCACCGATCCGAGGATGTGGACGCCTGTGCCGGGCGGTCCCTGCGGCCCCGTGTCTCCGACGGGTCCGGTCGGCCCCGCTCCGCCAGCGGGTCCGATGCTGCCGGGCGTGCCGGGCGGTCCTTGCAGCCCGGTCGGGCCGGGTGGCCCCTGGTCGCCCTGCGGCCCTGCCGGACCCTGGTCGGCTCCGAACTCGCCCGCGTCGTACCAGTCGGTGCCGTCCCAGACCCACAAGTGGTTGGTGTCCTGCGCGATGTAGAAGTCGCTGATGTCGGGATCAACGATCTCGGAGAGGTCGTCGGAGGTATCGACGGTGCCCTTGAACGTGAACCCGGTGCCGGGCGGTCCGGTCGCTCCTATCGGCCCAGTCGTGCCGCGATCACCCGTGCCTCCGGTGTCGCCGGTCGAACCGGTGTCGCCCTTGTCGCCGCTCGGGCCGGGCGGTCCGCTCGGACCTGGCACAACGGACTGCGGGCCTACCGGACCGGTGTCGCCCTTCGGGCCTGGGCCTCCGGTGTCGCCGGGCGGACCAGTGTTGCCGCGAAGCCCCGGCTCACCGGGGTCGCCCTGGATACCCTGCGGCCCGGTGTCGCCTGTGTGGCCGATCTCGCCGGGCGGTCCTGTCTCGCCGGGCGGTCCCTGAATCCCCTGCGGACCCTGCGGCCCTTCGGGGCCTGTCTCCCCGGCAATCGCGATCTCCGACCAGTAGAGGCGCTGCTCATCCTCGGTCGGATCAACGCCGATCCCACCCTCCTGCGTGACGATGTAGCTGGTGCCGTCAGAGCCGGTCACCACGTCGTTCAGTTCGTAGGCGATCTGGTCGTTCCAGTAGCCCCGGTAGCGGAACGACTGGCCCGCCGGTCCGGTCGGGCCGAGGTTGCCCTGCGGGCCTTGTGGTCCCTGATCGCCTTGCGGTCCTGACGGGCCGGGAGGTCCGGTGTCGCCGCGCGGCCCTGGCACGACCGACTGCGGTCCCGTCGGTCCGGTCGGGCCTGGGGGTCCGGTGACCATGCCCTCCTCGACCACGAGCCCGGCCACCTTGACCAGCATCGCCACGCTGATGTAGGGAGGCATGTTGTTGTGCGCCCAGCCGTCGCCCGTGTTCTGCGTGTTCCCGAGGATGCGGTGCAGATGCCCGGTGTTGCGGGCGGTCGTCCACACGTCTGGGACGTAGTGGAAGTGCGCCTGGTTGCGCCCACCAGACCAGGCTCCGAAGCCGTGAGCGTGCTGGCGGTCCATGTCGAAGGTCATGTTGTTCGGGATGTTCCCGATGCCCCAGGTGTTCCAGTTGCCCTTCTGGGACACGGGGTAGCTGGTGCCGCCGACGATGACCCGCAGGTCTGAGGTCGTCAGGATCACGCCCGCCTGCCCTTGTAGCGGCAGGTTGAACGGATGCAAGTGGCCGGTGTTCGCAACGTCGGTGCCGCCGCTGGTGTAGTGCGCGTGATCCGCCGACTCGTAGCCCGTGTTGACAGGCGGGACGTAGTGCTGGTGATCGCGGTCGTCGGCCTGCGACATGAAGTCCATCGCGTGCGCGTGCGGCGGTAGCTCACTGCCGGTCAGCAGGTGCGTGGCCTCGCCGTCGCGCTGCCCGAATGTCGGCCCGTAGAACAGGAAGCGGTTGCGGAAGTCCGGGACGGTGAACGTCTGGGCTATCGGGTCATACGCCCACAGCGGGTTCCCGGCGGCGACCTCGGCGACGGCGTAGTCGTAGCCCTGCGGGTAGTCCTCCTTGTAGTAGGTCGAGCCGTCCGCGAGCACCCAGCCCCACGGGAACACTCTGCCCGAGTAGCTGATCACCGAACCGATGGGCGAGGACTCGATCCCTTCGCCCTTCGCGCCTGTGTCGCCGGTTGCCCCCGGTTCGCCCTGCGGCCCAGTCGGACCTGTCGGACCGATCATCGAGCCAACGTCGTCCCACTTGGTTCCGTCGTAGATCCACAGGTGCCCGTCGTCCTCCGTGACGTAGGCGTCGCCGTCGGTCGGATCAGAGACGCTTGAGAGGTCGTCGTAGGTGCCGACCGTGCCCCGGAAGATGATGCTGCGCCCCGCCGGACCTGTCGGGCCTGTCGGACCTGGTTCGCCTTGCGGCCCGGTGTCGCCGGTCGGCCCGAGCATCGACCCGGCGTCGTCCCATTTCGTCCCGTCGTAAATCCAGAGGTGGCCGTCGTCCTCGGTGACCCAGGCATCGCCGTCGGTGGCGTCGTCGGGCAGGTAGGTGGTGTTCGGAATGACGCCCCGGAAGTAGATGCCCCGGCCTGTCGGTCCTGTGTCGCCTGTGGGGCCTGTAGCGCCCGTCAGGCCCTCGGGACCAGCTTCCCCTTGCGGACCCTCGTCTCCGGTCGGCCCTGGCGGTCCTGTGGCTCCTGTGGGGCCTGGGACCGTCGAATCAGCGCCGGTTGGACCGGTGTCTCCCGTGTGCCCCGTTGGACCTGGCGGGCCGGTCGGCCCTGGAACCTCTGAGGGAGCGCCAGCCGGACCGGTCGGCCCTGTGTGCCCCGTCGGCCCCATCTCGCCTTCGGGTCCGGTCGGCCCGCGCTCACCGCCGCCGATCTCCTGCTCGCTCATGTCCGCCCCGCCGATCACGTCGAGCAGCACCCAGTCGTCGGTGCCCTGCTGCATCAGCACCACGTCGCCGACGGAGATCCCGATGGCGGAGTTGTACAGCGACGCCCACTGCGCTAGCTCAAAGTCGTTGTCCTCGGTGAGCGTCTGCTCGTAGTCGGTCACGTCCACGGTCAGCGGGTTGAGGCTGAGCACGTCGGCGCGGCGCAGCGACAGGTTGCGGGCGGCGGTGCGCTGCGCGTGCTTGTCGAGCGCGTCCCTGAGTGCCAGCCGCCCGCTCACGACACGACCCCGATGCTCGCGAGGATCGGTTCGATGGCAAGGTGCTCCAACGTCATGTAGCAGCGGCGCGTGATCCCCAACTCAGACCCGAGGTCTTGCTGGGAGCCGATCACGTAGACGCGGATGCTGCGGACGGAGAACTCGCGCACGAGCGTCGGGTAGTAGACGACTTCGAGCACGTCGCCAACGCAGTCGGCCAGTGCCAGCGTCGGATCGACCACGCCGAAGCAGCCGCGCTCATCCGAGGTCACGGTGCCGTACCAGCAGACGTTGTAGAAGCCGCGCACGACAGACGTGCCGGTGAACGCCGACTGGGCGTCCAGGAGTGCCTGTCGGCCATCGAGCACGAACGGTTCCGGAGGCAGCATCAGCCTGTCGTTGTCCCTCCGCTGACCGCCGACTCGGTGGTGACCGAAGTCCACTTCCCGGCCTTGTGCGCCCTGACCGCCGCGTCCACCTGGGCGCGGAGCGTGTTCGGATCAAGGACGTTGGTGAAGCCCATCACCATGTCCATCTCGTAGTCGCCCGCCGAGACGGTGTGCGTCACCGAGGTCACGTAGACCATCGCCTGGTTCGCGGACGGGAGGATCTGCTGCACGTTCGCGTCGGCGGCGGGCGTGTTGCTGGCCTGGGTCGGGTCGGTGGTCGCGAGCCCGGCGTCGGGCATCGCGAACAGCGACGGGTCCAGCTTCTCGGCGTCCCTGAGCGCTGCCGCCTGCACCCCGGTCATCCCCTTCGTCGTCGGCGTCTCGTAGGCGGTCAGTTGAACGTTGGCGTAGCCCTCCTCGGGGATGTCGAGATAAACGGCGTCACCGCGCCGAATAGTCGCAACGCCGGGGTGCGTGACCTCGGCGGCACGGATCGGCGTGAGCCGCACCGCCAGCGAGCGCTTCGCGAGGATCGCCAACTCGGCCTCGGAGGACACCTGCCCGTAGTTCACCGTCTTGCGAATCCAGCCGAAGCGTTTGACCGCCGCGTCGTTGACCGCCGTGTAGTAGACGTTGCGGCTGCCCTTCGTCAGCTTGATCCAGCCGTGCGCCTGGATGATGGTGGCGAAGTCCGCGCCCTGTGAGCGCGACAGCGTGGCCTCGATGATCTGCTCGCGCATTTTCAGCAGCAGCCGGTTGCGGCGCATCGGCACGACTTCGAGCGCGCCGGTCGGGTACTTCGCGTCGGGCGCTCCCCAGCGGATCACGAACGTCCTCCCGGTCCAGCGTGTCTCCCCGGCATACGCCTGCGTGATCACGTCCAGCGGCGAAGTCAGCGACGTGCTCTGTAGCCCGAGCCCGAAGTAGGCGGTGCCCTTGCTCAGCGTCCGCACCGGGATGCGGTACTTCTGGCAGATGTCCGCCGCGATCTCGTCGCAGCGGTAGCCGTTGGGCCGGACCTTCTTGCGCTTGGTGTAGTTGAAGTCCGCGACGGACTGCGCGAGCGTCCACAGATCGTCGGCGAGGTTCAGCGTCCACGCACCGTCCGACAGGTTGATCTGGTCGGCGACCCCGGTGTCCCAGCCGGGCACGACCCGCATCGCCCACACGTTCTGCCACGTCGAGCCGTAGCCGACCTGGCAGATGACCACCGCGCCCATCGCCCCGAAGCTCGCCTTCTCGGTGCCGCCCCAGTTGATCGCCCGTCCTGAGAACGACTCGTCGCCGGGGAAGATCAGCGGCGCGAGCGTCTTGTACTGGCGCAGGTTCGGTTTGCGTAGCTCGACGGTGCCGACCATCGCCGCCTGCGTGTTGATGTCCTCCAGGTTGTCGGAGGACTGGTCGTTCCACGTCAGATTGTCCACGAGCTTCGATATGTCCTGCGTCTGCCCCGGCCCGCGCACAAGCACGCGAATCTGCGTTTTCCACAGGTCCACGTTCGAGATGTTCGTCTGCAACTGTCCGGTGACGGCGGCGTCGAGCCCGACCTCGGCGTGCCGCATGGCAGGAGTCAGTGGCCCGTACAGCGCAGCTTTCTTCGCGGCGGCGGCTTTCGCTGCGGCTGCCTTGGTGGCGGCTGCTTTGGCTTTCGCCTGCGCGGCCTTCTGGGCGGCTGTCAGCGTCGTTGCCATGTCACTTCGGCTTGGCGGGGATCGTCAGCGTCGGCGTCGGGTTGCCGTGCGAGTCACGCTGGCTGACGTACCAGCGCGTGAAAATCGGGAGGTTCCCGTCACCGCCGTTGCACTTGTTCGCCTTGGCGATGGTGCGCCACAGGCTGGCGTTGCCGTAGAACGAGCGCGCGAGGTCGCAGAACGTCGTGCCCTTCGTCTTGCTCTGGGTCTTGATGTTCTGGCCGTTTGAGATGTCGTAGGCGATGAATCGAACGCCGCCTGTGACCGCCTGGGACTTGAACTTGATGTGCGCCGGGAAGCGCGGCGGTGGTGCTGTCACCCCGGACGGGTCGCGCCACTCCATGAACGACAGCCCCGAGAAGTAGATGCTGTCTCCCTCACCGTGCTTGTAGTCCTCGTTGAAGGCGGTGATGACCGCGAACGCCCGGTGCAGGGTGGTGGAGTTCAGGAACTCCGCGACGTAGCGGAACGGCGCGCCCGCGTAGAACAGGCTGCGTAGCTGCATCGCGTACCACTCGGGCCGGTACATCTGCCAGCCCTGCTGCACCCGGCGGCTGGCAGTGGTGACCAGATCCTCGACGTAGGTTTTCGGGGCGATGAACGCCTGGCACGAGCATCGCGTACAGGCTGTGGTCACCTTGCCGATGGTCTTGGTGTGATACTCGTGCCAGTGGCCGCAGCCTGCGCGCTGGCACTTGGCGCTCGTGCTGTTGTCGGTGATCGTGCGCCCCTGGTACTTCTGGATGCGCTCGGTCGTGTAGAGCATTTCCTCGTGCTTGGGGAACGGCACCCAGTCCGGCGTGTAGTTGCCGTTGGCGTCGTTGCCCATATACATCGCCAGCGTGTCGAACGTCCACGTGTCCAACTGCCGCGAGCCCCGGCGCATGAACTGGTCATCGTCAATCGTGTCGTAGGTGCCCTGGTTGAAGGTGTGGGCGATGGTGTATTGCTCCAACGGCGGGCATTGGAGGATCAGCGGCGTCGGCAGCAGCGCCCTGCCGTTCACGTCAACAGTCAGCCCCGGATTGATCCCTGACAGCGTGATCTTCAACCCGTCCCAGGTCACTACATCCTCGCCTTCAAGCTGTTGGCGAGCATCTGAAGCTCTTGGTCCACGATTTTCTGCACGTCACCCTTCCGATTGACCTCGATGTTCTGGATCGTGATGTTGACCCCACCGGCTCCGATCCCCCCACCGTTCGTGGGCGTCACCGTCACGCGCTCGGGCACGCCACCGTCACCGACGCCGATCACCTGCGGACGCTTGGCGATGAAGTCGGTGCCGCTGGCGAACCACGGAACTCGCCCGCCTGCCCAGAAGCCGGGCAGGATCGAGGACGGGCGGTTCGTCTGCCGCCTCTGCTCGTCGTCCGACAGCGCAGAGAACTGGGCGGCTGTCAGCCCGCTGCCACTACGACCGTCGCCACCCTTGCGCGTCATCGGCCCCTGCGCCGTGCGCCCGCCTGTCGCGAGCCCGTGCGGGTGGCGTACCGACGGCATCGGCTCAGGGCTCGTGAACCAGCCTGCGCCGCCGCCGGGGTTCTGGCCGCTGGTGCCGAAGTAGTGGCCGTTGATCCGCATGAACGTGTGCGTCGGCTTGGCGTAGATCGTCACGCTCTTGCCGGGACCGGGATCGCCCCAGCCTTCGTAGAACTCGGCGACCTGCGGGGTGTTCATCAGGTTCGCGGCGTTCAGCACGGCGGACACCGAACCGGAGCAGTCGAACCCGACGCCGGGACCGGAGCCGTGGCCGACGCCGTGGGTCGGGACGTTGATCGTGCCGTGCCCGCCGCCCCACTCGTAGTTGTACCGGTGCCCGGCGATCTCGTTGGCGCGCTTGATCATCGCCTGCACGGCAGCCGGGCCGGTCATCGGCGGACCACCCGCACCACCAGCGCCGCCGCCCATCGCCCCGGCGAGCGCCTGAAGCATCGAGTTCGCCCCAGCGGTGACGGCGTTGACCCCGGCCTGCCCGATGGCGTAGATGCCGGACCCGGCGATCTTCGGCGCGTTGATCGTCGGAGCCGCCACCCCTGCGCCGCCGACACCGCCCGTGATCGCCGCGCCGAGCTTGCCCGCGAACGCCTGCTGCGCGTATTTGATCCGGTTCGCCATCGCCGGGATGCCAGCGCGCTCGAAGCTCTGCTCGAAGATTTGCGCCGCGACACCGGGTCCGGCTGCGGCGTTCATCCTGCCCTTGATGCCTTCGATCTGCGGCAGCATCCGCGACATCTGCGCCTGAAGCGAGCCGCCGGTACCGCCGCCGAAGTTGCTGATCTGCTGCCACATGCCGCCGCCGGGGGTGTTCGGGTTCAGCCCGGACTCCTGCATCGCGTTGCCGAGGATGCCCGCGATGGCAGTCTTGTTCCAGCCGTCCTTCGAGAAGAAGGCGTCCACCTGGTTGACGACCCCACCGGTCTGGAAGCCCGGCAGACGCCCACCCCGCGCATAGCGCTGCGCGTGCGGCCTCGTCTCCCCGGCGACCTCCTTGCCGAGCGTCGTGCCGAACGCGGCGAGCTTGGTGTTGACGCTGCGCTCGGTGTGCTGGTTGACGACCAGTTCGCCGCCGTCGGCGATCCCTAGCAGCGAGCCGCCCTTGCTGACCAGCGGAATGTGGTCGCCGGTCGCCGGACCGTCGAGCCGCCCGCCCTGCGCCTTGCCCTTCTTCTTGGGAGCGGACTTGACGCCAGCAGCCGCGTCCACGGCCTTCGACACGTTGCTGGTGACACCGAGGGTCTTGAACGCCTTGCTCACGTCGAGCATCACGAGCTTGATCGCGCCGGACACCTCGGAGTCGAGGTTGTTCATCTTGTCCTGGACATTGGAGTTCAGTTGCTTGAACTGGTCGGTCAGCAGTTTCACCAGGTTGGTGACGCTCGGCAGGAACGTCTCGTTCTGCCACTGGTCCGTCAGCCAGTTCACCTTGTCGTTGGTCTTGGTGATGTACTCGTCGGCTGACTTGTAGAAGTCCTGGAACTCCTTCTCGACCTGGTTCAGCGCGCCGACCATGCCGGTACGGGGGTCGATCATTTCGTTCTCAACCTGGTTCAGCACCTTGACCATGCCCAGCAGCGTGGTGTTGATCTGCTGTGACTGCCTGTTCATCGCGTTCATCTGTGCGGTGGCTACTGTCATCGTCTTGGCGAAGTTGCCCAGCGTGTTCCCACTGGCCGCACCAGCCAAAGCACCGGTCGCTGTTCCCGGCAAGGTGCCCAGCCCCAGGGGCATGGCAATCCCTGTCGCCATCGCGTATTGCGGCACCAGGCTCGGCAGTCTGTGGTTCGGAATGACCCGGCTGCCTCCGGGCAGGTGGACAAGCTCCGGGCCTCGCTCACCAACCAGCACCGTCGAGGTGCGTGGCACGGTGCCGCCCTGAGCGAACAGGCCCCCGATGAAGTGGCCCACCGATTTCGCCGCGCTGCCGACGGCGTGGCCCACGGTCTTGCCGACGGAGCCGAGCGCGTGACCGATCTTGCCCGGCATCCCAGTGATGAACGAGAAGGCTGACTTGAACGGCGACAGGATCGTGTCCGCCAGCCCCTTCAGGGCGTGACTGATGATCCCGCCCAGTGACGAGAAGATGTGACCGATCTTGCCCGGCAGGCCCTTGATGAAGTTGAACGCCTGCTGGAACGGCCACATCATCAGCTTGCCGAGCGGCGTCTTGGTGAAGAACCCGCCTACGGCTCCGACGACGTTCTTGGCCGCGCCCTTCATCCAGTCGAAGGTGTTCTTCCCGGCGTTCTTGGCCCAGCCGAACGCTTGGGTGAAGGGGTGAGCGATGTCCTTACCGATCCCACCCATGAACTTGGCGGCTGCTGACGCTCCGGACTTGACACCCTTCCAAGCCTGGTCGGCTCCGTGGACGATGTTCTTGCGCCCGGACTCGGAGAACGGGTTGAACTTGACCGCCGTCTTGGCGACCGTGGTTGCTGCCGCTTTCGCGCCTGTCTCGATCCCGTGCCACGCCTTGACCGCCGACTGTGCGATGTGCTTCTGCCCCGAGGCGCTGAACGGGTTGTAGTAGACGGCCTGCTTGGCGACGAACTTGGCGGTGTCCACCGCGCCGGTCTTGATCCCCTTCCACACCTCCTTGGAGTCGTTGACGATGTTCTTGCGACCCTTCGCGGAGAACGGGTTGTACGCCTGTGCTGTGCCGACCGCCCCACCGATGGCACCGCCGACGACCGCGCCTGGTGCGCCGAATCCGAGCACCGCACCGATCCCAGCGCCCGCTGCTGTCTCCGCGCCGATGCTCCCGAGCCTGCCGCCGAGCCCCCCGACCTTGTTGCGTAGGAAGCTGCCTGCCGCCAGCCCGGCACCGCCGATCAGCCCGGCACCACCCGCTGCGGAGAGAATCCCTCCTGTTCCGAGCACGCCTGGTGCCGCTTCGGTCAGCCCCATCCCCGCCAGACCGGGAACGTGGGCAAGCCCGGCCCCGGCGATGGTGGCGAGTGTCGAGCCTGTCGCACCACCCATCAGCGCGCTAGTGACACCCCTGGTTGCCTTGCCGCCCCGCAGCGACTTCGGCAGCAGCGCGTTGACTCCCATCGTCACCCCGCCGAGGACGCCACCTGACATCGCGCCTTGAAGCGCCGTCCCTACGCTCTTACCGATGCCCGTCTCGGCGAGCTTTCCGAGCCCGAGCTTGTCTCCGAGCTTCAACGCTATCGGCAGCGCCATCATCCCCGCCGCCCCGCCCGTCAGCCCGCCGAACCCACGAACCCCCGAGGTTCCGAGCCGCGCCAGTAGACCTGTCTCCGTCGCTCCTGCCCCGGCCAGCGACGGGCTTTTCACCATGTCCTTGACGGCATCGCCGAGCCCGCCGAGCTTGCTGGTCAGCCCCCCGAGCTTCGATGCGACCGCCGTTCCCTCTCCCCCTTCGGCAACAGCGCCACCCAGCCCAACCAGCCCGCCGAGCTTGCCGAGCCCGCCCTTGCTGCGTTCAAGCAGACCGCCGAGGAACCCCTTCTTCGCACCGCTCTCTAGTTCGCTTGTCGCACCGCTCTCTAGCTCGCTGACGCCTTTGTGCTCGACATCGCTCGCGACTTCTTCCTCGGCCTTCCCAGACCTGCTGAATGGTGACGTGCCCCCGCCGGACATCAGGTTTGAGACTGCGACCCACAACGCCTGCGTCGGTGACGACCCGTCGTTCTTGCCGAAGAACTTGCCGAGCATCCCCCCGGTCTTGCCTGTCACCTTGCTGAACACGGGAACGGCAGCGCCGAGCGCCTTCCCGGCGATGACGGCGGTGACGGCGGCGGTCAGCAGTGGCGTCGGCACCTTCGAGACGAACTTGGCAACGGCGTCGAGCAGTTTGAGGTACACGTTCGAGAGTGGTTTGAGCGCCTGGTAGACCTGCCAGACGGCCTTGGCGGTGTCCTTGACCGTCGGCCACAGGTTCTTCATCTGACCGGTGGCCTGACTGAAGAAGTTCTGTAGCTTGGTGGTGCCCTTCAACGAGTCGGTGAACTTGTTCAGGGATTTCGTCCACCCCTCGATCATGCTGGTGCCCTGCTTCGCCCCAGCACCCATCACGACGCCGATCAGCCGCGCGACAGCACCGAGGAACTTCACCCAGTCGGAGAAGGCGTGGGTCATGCTCTCGATGGACTTGTCACCCTTGACTGATCCGGTCCACTTGGCAAACTTGCCGGTCAGACGGTCGAACCCTGAGCCCACCTTGTCGAGCGTCGGGGTGAAGATTTTGAGGATGTTGTCGAAGGCGGTGAACAGGTTCGTGATCCCGTGGGTGAACCCCGGCAGGTTCTTCTGGAAGATGCCGCTCAGCGTCTCGGTGAGGTTCTTGAACACGCTGCCGGTCAGGAACGGCCCGAGGTTCTTGTTGAAGGCGTTCTTCATCGCCAGCGTGTTCGCGTTGGCCTCCGGCCCGAGGAAACTCATGTCCTTCCGCAGGTCGTTGACGGCGGAGGTCGCCATGCTGAAGAAGGCACCCCGACCGGCGGACGTGGCCGACTTCCACGACTTCTCCATCCCGTCGATGCTCTTGGAGAACGCGGCGATCTGCGGCTGGCTCTTGGACAGCGCATCGAGGTTCTTCTGCGCCGACTTGATCGCCGTGGCGTTGCCCTCGGCCATCGCCGTGTTCAGCGCGGTGACCGCCGTGCGGTAGTTGGTCAGTTGGGTCATCGCGGGCTTGGCGACAGCCGCGATGGAGCCGATGCCAACCACGAACGATCCGAGCAGCCCGCCGCCGACACCGACCGCTCCGAACCCGGCACCGCCGACTGCCTGCCCGAGCGACCCCACGAGCGCGCCGACGGTACCGACCAGCGGCCCGATTGCCGACGTGGCAGCCATCACCGCGCTCGGGATCATCCCGAACGGCAGGATCACGTTCTTGGCCGCTACCCCCAGCCCGGCGAACGCTCCTGTCAGCCGTGAGATTGCCGTCTGGTGCTTGCCGATGAACGAGTTACTGGACTGAATCTCCGTCTTGAAGTTCTTGAAGTGACCGATGACGGATTTGACTGAGTTACCGAGCGCGGAGAACGCCCCGCGCACCTTCTGGAGCACGGAGGTATGCGTAGTCAGTTCCGTCGAAGCCGAGCGGGTGCTGCCTTTGAGGTCATCCATGCCCGACTTCACGTCGGCAATCGGCTTGTCGGCGTCCTCCATCGCCTTCTTGACCTTCTCCGCAGCGATGGCAGCCTGCGTCAGCCCGCTGGTGCTGCTGCTGGCCCCGGTGCCGCCGCCGAGCTTCTTCAGTTCCTTGTCGGTCAGCTTCGCCTGGGCGGCGATGTCACGCAGCGGCCCGGACGCCTTGTCGAGCAGGATGAAGGCAGCTTCGACTGAGACGGCCACTAGCTACCTCGCGAGCTTCGCGCTCTGCTTGGCCCCAGCGAGCCGGGCCTCGATGTCACTGGCGAACAGCCCGCAGCCGTAGATGAAGTGCCGCAGGCGGCTCGGGTACATCGGCGGGCGTGACGGTTCCTCGGGATGCCCGAGCGGGCGGTAGTCCTGGTCGAGCCCGTTGTAGGTTCTGTACGGATCTTCACCGCCGTATCTCCAAGCCAGGAACAGCAGGTGCGCTTCGCCGCTCCCGGCCTTGATCAGTTTTTTGCGCTCAGTGCGTCCCTGATGTCCTCGTCATCGAAGCCGGACAGCGCCATGATCTGGCTTGACAGTTGGGCGATGAGCCCCGGCTTCTTGGCGAACCGCTGCTGCAACAGCGCCTCGGGCTGCTTGCCCTTTTCGTGCGCGATCTGCTCGATGTCGGGATCGACGGAGCCCGCAACGATGATCTTCAGGTTGCCCAACTGGTCCACCGCCAGATCGTCCTGACGGCCTCGGCGGCGCAGCGCCGCTGTCGTGCGCTGAATCCGGCGAAGCTCGTCGGTGTCGATGGGCCGGACGACCCACGAGATCCACTGCTGGCGCTCCCCGACGCCGACGTTGATCTCGATGGTGTGGGTCTGCTGCTCGTCCTCGTCCGGTTCCTCGGACAGGAACCATTCGAGCGCCGAGGACGCCTCCGTCTCGGAGACGTTCTTGTCGTGGGCGAGGGCGTCGAGCACGTCCTCCGTGGAGCGGTCCTCGTGGCTCTCGTGGCCCCGCAGCGCGGTCGGAGCGGGCAACGGGGCAGTCGGGTCCACGTGGTCCTTCTGTGGCCGCTGAGCGCGTCCTGGGCGTTCAGGCGGCTGCTGAACGCGAACGTCGGTGCGTTCGGCTACCGGGTTCGCAGTCTCCTGCGTGTGAACGTCTGGCATGGTGCTGCTCCTTCGGGGCCTGTGGCCTCGCGACGGATTGATAGATCAGCCATGCCGAGCCACCTCGCGGAGTGGCTTCGTAGAGGGCGACTTCGGCAGGGGGTCCGGGTCGAATCCCCTGAACTGCTCGGGCACGCGGCAGGCGACCTCGATCTGCGCCATGTGCGTCAGCAGGTCACGCTGCCCGTGCGAGTTCTTCGAGAGCAGGTAGACCTTCATTTCGGTCCACGCCTTCTCGTAGTCGATGATCACGACGACAGCGAGTTGGTGCGGCGGGTTGCGGGCTGGCCGGTGACCGGGTTCGTCTGGCCTTGCACGACCTCGAACGTCTGCAACGGCTTTTCCGTCTCCCAGCCGAATGTCAGCGAGCGGTCGATGATGTCGGTCGTGATGTCGAACCCGAGCGGCAAGTCCCACAGCATGCAGCCGTTGAGTTGCCAGACCTCAGCATCGAGCGCATCGGGATCGTCCAGCCAGACCTGCATCGTGAATGAGCGCATCGACCCCGCCTGGGTGCCACGAGCCGCGCGACGCTGAGCCAAGCTCTGGCTCATGTAGCTGTGGATGTAGTCCTCCCAGTAGGAGTCGATCTTCTGGACGGTGAACGTGCCGTCGCGTGTCTCACGGCCCGGCTTGATCCCCATGCGGGTCGCGCCGACCAGCGGAACCTCGACTTTGGCGATGGTGATAGTCGCCGTGACGTTCGTGATCTCTGCTCTGACGTAGCCGTCCATGATGCAGTAGCCGTACATACCGCTGATGCGGTACAGGCCCTCGCTTGATCCAAGTGACATTGAGTTTCACCTCCCTTTGCTGGTTAGCGGGTTAGCACACGTCACGAGATATAGACCGTGTTGTAGATTTGCTCGACCGAGCGTCCGAACGCGATCCCGTAGACAACCGCGACGAACTCGTCGTCATCGGACGGGGCAGGGATCGGATCGACGCCGACGGTGTAGCCGTCCTGGATCACGCCGAGCCCCGCGCGCTGCTCCATTACCTGGTGGCCGTAGCCGACAACGAGAGCCCGTGTCTGGTCGTTGACCTGGAGCGAGCCGATGGCCGCGCCGGTCGCCCAGTCGGTGATGTCCAACTCGATCCCGTGCATCGTTCTGACAAACTTGGGATTTCTGTAAATCAGGTACGGCTTCGAGTCGTCACCGCCGATGTAGGTGGTCAGACCCTTCTCGACACGGACCGGTGAGGCAGCGTTCGAGTCAACCCCGAAGCAGACGACACCGCCGTCGAAGCACAGCGACACGTCGGCGTCCGAAGGCATCACCGAACCGGGGGTGCAGCCAGCCATGCGGGCGAACGTCAAGCTCATCGTCTCGCCGCGTGCCGCGAGAATCCCGGCGATGCGCGGGGCAAGCTGCGAGGTCGTGAGTTCGCCAAGCTGATCGTCCACGAGCGTCCCGACGCCGAGGTTGACGACGTTCTCGCCGCCGCCGAGCCCGCCGGGCTGCATGTCGGCCATCTGTGCCGAGCGGGCGACAGCGGTCGCGGCAGTGTCGGTGGCTCCGCCGCCGACGACGGTCATAAACCGCTTGCCGCCAGAGTTGAGCGTGGACTGCCACTTGGCTATCGCCGTGAGCGTCGCTGTATCAGTCACGTCGAACGCGGCGAACAGCGAGAAGCGTGCCGCCGACACCTGATCGAGCATGCTGGTCGGGGTGCCTGTCCAGTCGGAGTTCGCGAGCGTGTCGATGCCGTCGTCGCCGCCTGCGAACGGGATCGGCACGGTCGAGGATGTGTCAAGCGCTTCGGCGGCATCCTCGGCCTCGGCGCTGACCCACTTCGAGGTCGTGTTGATCAACTCGGCCAGACCCTCCACGTCAGAGGCGAGCCACGAGAACGACTCGATGGTCATGCCGTTCAGCGTGATCGCAACCTGGGTGTTGGTGGCCGGGATACCGACGCTGACGACCGCTGCGAGGTTGTCGCCGTAGGAGCCTGGGTACAGGGCTGTCAGGGTCAGCGAAGTGGCCTCGGAAGCGTCCGGCAACTCGACCGAGCTTTCAGCCGCACCCGAGCCGACCATCCGGTAGGCCAGCACTTCGCCTGCGCCGCCGCGCCCGGAGACGCCCTCACCACGGAAGCACTGCATCGCGGCGATGTAGCCCGGCGTGTCGGTCGAAGGGCCGAAGATCGTCTGGAAGTCCGCGAGCGACATGCACGGCGTCAGGATGTTCGCCGGACCCCAGTCGTGGACGATTGCGAGACACACGACCGAGCCGATGTTCGGCGCAATCGTGGTGGTCGGCTGGGCTTCCCAGTCGAAGTACGCGCCTGGTCTGACCGGGCGGTTCTGCTTGGAGAACGAGCCGGGCATCTACTTGTCCTCCTTCTTGACGGCTGGCTGCTTCAGCCATTTCTCGATTTCGGCCTTGGCAGCGTCAATGCTCATCTTCTCGTCGCGGTCGTGCTCGCTCAGCGCCCCTGCCGCTGTCCACGGCGAGGTTCCGAGCAGCCCGGTGGCCTGGTCGATCAGTTGCCCGACCGGGATGTCCGGGAGCTTGACCTCAGCCTCGGCCTGCTTCGCCTCGGGTTCCTCGCGCCTAGCGGAGGATCGCCTCGTGGCAGCCCTCTCGGGCTCCTGCCCCTGCTCTGATTCGGTTGCCATCGTGCTCCTCTCTGTGAACCCCACAGCTAGGGCTTGGGCCGATGGTAAGCCCGACTCAGACGACTTCCACAGATGGACTTGCGAGCGTGACGCCGGAGAACGGCGGGCCTTCCGGAATCGTCTCCGCCAGCCGCCTCCACGTCAGGCGCACATCGCACGTCACCGTCCAGAGCGTGTTGTCGTCCGGATCGGGAAACGGCTGCGTCGCGAGGTCGTTGACTCGCATGAACGCCTTCGGCATCCAGACGCCCTCATCCCAGTTCTTGACCCGGTAGTAGTTGTAGAGCGGGACGCGCATCGCCCTGCCGTCCTCGACCCCGCAGCGGAACGCCCGGTACAGCGCGTTCTCGACCTTCTGAGCTTTGAGCATCGCCTCGTCAGGGCTGCGGCCCTTGACCGGGTAGGCGGCGATCACGAACGGCTGCACGATGTCCGCCAGCCAGCGCCCGCCGAGCGGGTAGGTGGTTCCGGCGATCTGCCAGACGCGGGCGAACGGTCGGGCGAACGCGCCTTCCTCGCGGCTCAGCCGGATCTCCCACTCGTCGCCGAGCGCAACAGCGACGTAGCGTTTCAGCGAGCGCAGCGCGTCGATGTGCGAGCGGCCTACGTCGAGCAGCGGATCGGACGCCACTAGACCTTCACGCTCCCCTGCGCCTTGATCGCCAGCGCTTCCATGTCGGCCTTGAACTGCTGTAGGTCTAGCTCGGCCCAGCGTCCGAACACCGCCTCGGTTTCGAGCGCGCCCTTCTGAACCATGTGCGCGCCTTCGGAGCCGGGATGCCAGACCCGCCGTGCGTAGACCCAGCCGCTCTTGCCCGCGAACGCGGACTTCGGGTCATACCACGCCAGGAACCGGCGCGGCGGGTGCGGCTCGATCAGGTACTTGCGGTGCTCAGGCCCCCACAGGCCGGTGCCGTAGTTGACGTAGGGCGCGTAGCTGACCTCCGTGCGGACGTAGGACGTATAGCGGGTGCCCTCGTCAATCGTCGGCGCACGGAACCAGCTTGAGCGCAGGTTGCCGGTTTTCAGCGGGGTGTAGATCGCGATGGTTTCGTGCAGGCGGTCGCCGCCCATGTCGGCCAGCCGCTTGCAGGCATCCTTCGCGGGCTGGTCATCGAACAGGTCGGCGAGATTCGGACCGATGTACTTGGTGATGAACTCGGCCATCACGGAGCCTCCGGATCAAACTCCCACTCGGGCTCGGGCTCGGGCGCGGGTGGCGGGCGGATCGGCTTGATGAACTCGTGTTCCTCGATCCGGGTGGCGGTCGCCATCCAGCCGAGCATCCGGCGTTTCTTGCGGATCGGCTCGCCGTCGCTGGTTAGCTCGAACGTCGCCCGGCCTAGCTGCGGCGAGTTCAGTTCGATCCGGTCGGCTGAGCGGATGTCGAGCGTGTTGCCGTCGGTGTCGCGCAGCGCGCACATGAACGTGCCTGTGCGCGGTGTGCGCCTGCGGCCCTGCTGCGGATCGTCGCCGTCCGGCGCGGGGTTGTACGTCCAGCGGCACTTGAACCACGGCTCGTAGATCGTGTCGAACTGCGTGGTGCCCTCGACGCGCTGCGAGGTCGGCTGGCGCACGACTCGGCGTGCCTGATCCACCAGGCAGCCGGAGAAGCCCACTTACGCACCCCAGACCGTGTTGTCCAGTAGCGGTGTGCGGAACGCTCCCGGACCCCACGAGTACGGGTACAGCCCGCCGTAGTTGCCCCAGTCTGCCTCGGTGACCTCCATCGAGGGGATCTGCGCCGCCATCGCCGCGCCTTGCAGCGTCTCGATCCAGTAGGTCCGCATGTCGTCGGTGCAGAGCAGCCAGATGTCCTTGTTCAGCCACCCGTTGGTGTTGACCTCCGGGAAGCCGCTCGACGTGCCGGTGTACGTGCGGATGATCGGGCGGTTCTCGGAGTAGTTGCCTGCGGTGAAGCTCTGGATCTGGTCGTCGTTGGTCGTCTCGTAGTAGTCCTCTTGCTCCTGGAAGCACATCTGCTCGACGCGAAGCTGGGTCGCTTCCTGGGCGATGGGCACCAGCACTGGCGGCATCGAGCCGTCCCACTTGCGCCCCGTGACTGCTTCGAGGTAGGCGATGCTGCGGTCCAGCCGCACCTGAAGATCAGAGTCGGTGAACGGAGCGTCGAGGTCGGTGAAGTCCCGTCGGCTCCACGACTTGATCTCGGGCACGCCCGGCACCCAGGCCGCTGGCGGCGGCACGGTAGGCGTCAGGACGGCCACGGGCTACTCCGTTGTCGTGCTCGGGCCGGAAGCGGTGCGCCTGCTGGTGGTGCGAGCTTCGCGCTTCTCCTCGCGCTTTTCCTCGTGGCGCTCGACCTTGCCGCGCAGTCCACCGCGCGGCTCGGAGCCCTGCGTCGCGCGCTCCGCTTGCTTTTCCTTGCCCTTGCGGGCGTGTGCGGTCTTGTGCAGGTGGCCGTACTCGTCCTCTGCGACGACGACGACGAACGGGCCTCGGACAGCGAAGCTGACGACCTCGTGGCCCTCTTCTTCGAGGAAGCCCTTGGCCTCGTCCTCGTCCATTTCCTTCGTCGCCTCATAGTCAATGGGCCGGTTGCTGGCGGCGCGAAGCTCCGGCGTGATCTGTTCTTGGTTCGCTTTGATCATTTCCTCGGCGTTCGGTGTCAGGCCGGTGCGAGCTTTCAGTTCGGCACCGGCAGCTTCGCTGTCTGATCCTCTGGGCATGGCTGTAAGGCTACTCAGGCCACGACGCTGCGGTAGGCCCCGCGTGGGTCGATGACGCCGACGCCGAAGTCCGAGCGGACCTTGAAGTCCACCGAGTCAAGCTCGAACTGGTAGGGGTCGGTTCCGGCTCCGAGAGCCATCCTGACCATCGGGTCTTTGAGCATCACCTGGGGGTCGCTCTGGCCGTTCAGGAAGCCCACGGCGAACGCTGGCACGTCGTTCGGGTCAGCGAACAGGTACCAGTTCTGGTTGTCAGAGAACCACGGGTCGCGGATCACGCCGTCGGCGGGCAAAATCCCAGCCAAGGGATTGAGCGTTCCCTTATCGAATGAGCCTGTGCCGACGCCCGGTCCGGTGGTGCCGTCCCAGTTGATGTTGACGCCGGTCTGGGTCGAGTTGAGGATGCGCTGGGCGACCATCTGGAGCCGGGCGTTCTTGACGACCAGCACCGACGGCGTGACGACGATCTGCCGCCCGTCGTCGTCCAACTGGCCTTCCATGAACGCCACGGCGTCGGCGAGCGCGTCCTCGGACAGCGCGTCTGCGACCTCGTTGCCGCGTCCCGCAGGCCCGGCGGAGAAGAAGTCCGCACCGTCCGGCGCAAGGCCGGGGTTCTCGATCATCGCGATCACGGTCTGCAAGATGAACACCCCGGCGGCGTAGCCCATGTCCGCCGGATTCGAGTTCAACAGCGTGTTCGAGTCGTCGTTGATGATCGCCTGCCGGGTGATCGAGTAGACGCCGCCGTAGGTGTCAACCGACAGCGTGGCCGGTGGGCGCTCAGTCCGGCTCATCCCTGGGTAGTGCCCGTGATCCCCGACGAACCCGATCCCCAGCATCCCGTTCAGGCCGCGCAGACGGCGCTCGCGGAAGTCCGGCGCGTTCTCCTGCCGGGTGTAGCGCTGGTACTGAGCCTGGGCGCGGCTGTAGCCCGTCCACAGGCTTTGCCGGACGGGACCGAACAGGAAAGAAGGGAAGTCGGCCTTCGAGTCGGCTTCCTCCAAGATGCGCTCGTCGCGCCATTCCTTGTACGCCTCGATCAGCCGAATCGGTCGGCCAAACGCTCCGTATGGATTGCCAGTGTTCATGTTGCTCCTTGGGTCATTGGCCGACTACTTCCCCTCCAAGGCGCACGCGCCCATGATGATGCCCGAGGGCCGACCCGACTCAGGTGGGGGAACCCGAGCGGGAATCTAGAAACTGTCCTTCGCGTCGAGGTCGATCCGAACGCGGTTCGGGGGCGTGCCACGCTCGCCGCCGACTTCCACGACCCTGCCGAACTTGGCGTCGCCCGAGCCTGTGGTGAGCGTGCCGTCCTCCTCGATCCCGATTTCGTCGCCCTTGACAGCAGCGTTGATGTCGGTGTTGAGCACTTGGACCACACCCTTGGTGATGATGAAGAACGGCTCGTCCTCCGCGATCATCGCCGGGACTTCGAGTCCGGCGCTCCACGGCGGCGTCTGCTGTTTGACCGCGACTCCCGCGAAGTTGTCCACCAGGACCGGCGCACCGTGCTGGATCGGGTCGCCTGTGCTGTTCACGACGTAGACGCCGGGGCCGGGACGGTTATACGGCATGTGCTTGCTCCTTTCGCCTTACCGATGGCCTCAGTCGTCCCACGCCTTCGCGGGATCGACCCCTGCCTCTTGGAGGACGGCACCCCAGAGCGTTCCCTCGCCCTTCTTGGGGCCTTCGTCGCCGTCGCCGCCCTCGCCCTCGCCTTTCTTGGCGGGAGCGCCGACGCCCTGCCCGCGAACGCGGGTCGGGTTGGCGGCTGCGAGCAGTGTGCGCTGATCCTCGATGACCTCAGCGACCGCCTCCGTGAGCTTGTCCTCGGCCTTCTTGGTGACCTTGCCGTCGTCGTCAACATCGTCCACCACGTCGAGCGCCGGAGTCGGGCCTTCCTCGCCAAGCTCGAACAGGGCCTTCGCCCGGTCGGCGAACGCCTCGGGCAGACGGGACTCGCTGATCTGCTTGTGCGCCGCGTCGCGCATGTCGCGCAAATCGAGCTTGCGGTCGGCGTCGGCTCGCGCCTCGGCGCGGATCAACTCGCGCTCGTCGGCGACAGCGGCCTCGACCAGCGTCTTGACCTGCGCCTCAACGCGCTCCTGAACCGCCGTGTTGATCGCGCTCTGGAAGTCCTCACTTTGGAGAGCTTCCTGGAGCGCCGTGGGGGTGACACCCATATCTGTCTCCTTGTGTGTGGACTCCGACAGCGCTTGCCGGGCCATCGCCTCGGCCTGGTCGTCCGAGAGCTTCGAGTTGCCCTTCTTCAGCTTGGCGATCATCGCCGCCAACTCGTCCGGGTCGATGTCTCCGTTGCTTCCGTCACCGTCGCCATCGCCGTTGCCGTTCCCCTGCTCTGCCAGCAGATGAGGACGGACTTCCTGGACGTAGCGGACGAACTCCTCGTCAGTCATGGACTCCAACAGTCCCATTCCGTCCTCCTTGTAGGCAGCCTCCATCAGAGCGACGACTCGGCCACCGGCACCCGCTTCCGTCACCCAGTCAACGCTTCCGTGATCCTCGATGCCCTCGACCAGCCAAGCACGCCGACCGTCGCGCATCGTGGGCTGCACGCTTGTTGCGCTGGCGGAGATCGACGCTTCGACCAGTTCGGGGTCGTTCTCGGCAAGCTCGCGGATGAACGGCGTCGGCAGTGACCAGCCGACAACCGCTCCCTGCTCGTAGCCCTTCTCCGGGTCGGCGGGCACGTTGGCGTCCCAGTAGGACTCCACGATCCGCCCGCCGAGATCGCGGATCGAGCGAGGCAGTCCCTTCGCCGCTTTGCGCGCCTCCGGCGACAGGTGGTCGATGTACTGACGCCAGCCCGAGAACTTGTGGGCGTTCTCGCGAAGCATGTCGGCCTCGTAGACGTGTCTGCCTCGACCCTTGCCGACACAGGGCCGGAGGATGTGGATGGGCAGCATCTTCGAGCGTTCTTGTTCCTCGGCGGTGGTGGCTTCCTCCAGGTTCATGCCGCGCTCGATGAGACGCTGAACGCGCGCCTGGGCTAGCTCGGCGGGGAACTCGACCGCCTCGGGCGCGAGCGCGTACATCGCCTCGCGGAGTTCGGTCGCTTCTGCGGGAATGTCTGTAGTCGCACCCATGCGCCCCGATACTAAGGCGCAGTTTGCGCGGTTCGACAGATGGATTCTCAGCGCGATAGCGGGGCCGGGAGTCGAACCCGGAAGGGCCGGGGTTATGAGCCCCACCCATGCACCTGCTATCCCCGCGCGGGCGGCGAGTCTAGAACAGCGTCGGGTAGAGGTGAAACAGCGCCGAGGCACAGCGCCAGCGCCACTGCCACGGTATCCAGGTTTGATCCAGCAGCCAGTGAAGGATGCGCTGCCGGTAGCGAAACAGGAGCCGTTCACCGACGAACCCGAGCACAAACGGGAGCGCCGCCAGAGCGAAGATCGCTAGGGCGGCGCTGAGCACGACACGGGACTCTACGTCAGTCAGTTCTCGCGTAGCTCGCTGACGGTGCCGAGCACGAACCCGGTCACGATGGCGACGCCGAGGATCACGAGCGTCGCCGCCCACCAGGGCAGCCCGGCGAGTTCGAGCGCCCCGGTGAGTGCGGCGTAGCCGAGGAACAGAACGGCGATCCTGAGCAGCCGGTCGATCATCGACTGGCCTCCGGCGTAGCCGTCTGCTCCGGCTCCTCCCACCAGACTTCGACCTCATCCTCCGGTGGCTCTAGGTAGCTGCCGGGATGGTGCCAGTGGGTCCAGACGATCACGCCCTCGGTGCCGTCGGCGCGCTTAGCGTGCGCCTCGATGCGCTGCGTGCCGCCGTACAGCGAGCCGGGGTCAACGGAGCGGATCTCCACGAGGGCGGTCGGCTTGGCGATCAGCCTACCGATACTCCGCAGGTGCTCGTCCAGGTAGCGCTCCGCCGACTTGCGGTTAGGCGGGCTGGCGATGCGCTCGCCGTCAACAACGACAGCCCAGCAGCGGTTGTGCTTCTCCCACGTCAGGCGGGTGTCACAGCGCCCCCACTTGTTCTGCTCGCGCACGGCCTCTTGGAGGATCGCGAGCGCGTTGTCGCGCAGGTGGTCGTGTTCCTCTTGCTCGGCGCGTGCCATGTCGTCCCAGTGGCTCTGCTGTTCTTCCTCGTAGCTGACGCCGTGGCGCTCGGCCATGTGGGCGATGTAGCCCGCGTGGGTCAGCACTTCGACGCCGAGGACCGGGTGGATTCGCGTGCGCTTCATCGCGGCACCCGGATCAGCCCGGCCTGCGCGGCAGGCGACTCGAACACGGCTTGGCGGACGTAGGTGTCCACGTCCTCGCGGACGACGGCGGGGAACAGCCCGTACTCCTGCGCCCAGGCGTCCGGATCAACTTCGACGGTGACGGTCACTCGAACCTTCATGCCGCCACCTTCTCCACGTCCTCGCACTTGAACGGAGCGTCGTCGTCCCACGGCCCGGTGGCCGTCCAGTAGGTGTAGAAGCTCTCCTCGGAGCCGTCGTCGTAGCGCACGGTCACGCGCGGGTTGATGCCGACGGGCTGGCCGTAGTCGCCGTCGCCGACATCGAACTCGGTGATCTGCGTGATCGTCCCTTCGAGCCGGTAGAACTCGCCCTCGCCAGTCATGGCGACGCCGACGTTCACGCGGTCGCCCTCGGCGATTTCGACGCCCTTGGTGTCCAGCGTCGTGTCGCTCATGCGAACCGCTCCGCCAGCTTCTCGGCGATCAGGTCGGCCTGCTCCGCCAGCGCGTCGCGGCGAGCGGTGTCGCCCTCGTGCTCAGCCTGGTCGATGGCACCGAGCAGGTTCAGGTGCCGTGCCTCGAACTCGTCCAGGCACTCCTGCGCCTCATCGACGCCCATGCCGCACTTCGGGCACTCGGGCACCTCGACCCCGGCGGGCTCATCCCAGCGCGCCTTGTAGGGCTTCTCGTCCCAGTAGGTGCCGTCCCACGGGCACTGCGTCGCACGCGCGATGAAGTCGTCGTAGGCGGCGTCCTCGCGGGCTGCCGCAAGCTCATCCTCGCGGTAGGAGTCGTACTCATCGAACGACGCGGCGTAGCGCCGCTCGTCGGCCTCAATCTCGTGTAGGTAGTCGTTGGTCATGCTGCTCCTCGGTCGGTGGTGTCCCTCAATGATAGCACACGACGAGTGCTAGCCGTCGGTGTCGTCCGGCTCAGGCTGCTCGGCATCCCACGACGCAACCTCATCCGGCGTTACGTCGTGGGAGCCGTACCAGGCCGAGTCGCCGGGCCGGTCGTCCTGACCTAGCTCGGCGCTCAGCCACGGGTCGATGCGGTCGTCGCCCGACCATGCCCACGGCGACTTCATGCGACCACCTCGACTTCCTTGACGCCCCGGACGTTGGTGATCGTCGTGACCTTCGCGTCGTCGGCGTACTTGTCGGTGTCGTGAGCCTTGACGGTCGCGTCGCAGGTGTAGGTCGTGCCCTGCTTCAACTCGCCGCTGTTCGTCCACCAGACCAGCAGGTTCCCGTTGCCGTCGTGGCCCTTGATCAGCCAGCGGGTGCCGTAATCGCCGTCGAAAGCCTTGGTGAACGTGACCGCGAACGTCAGGCCCTTGATCCGGTCCTTGACCTCGCCGATCCAGTCGGAGTCGGCGGTCTGCTGCGCCTTCAGCTTGCGCTCGATCTCGCGCTGTAGCGCGCCGATGGCAGCGGCGATGAAGCCGTCGCCCTTGGCGGGCAGGTAGTCCGCTCGGCAGTAGGTCACGAGGTTGTGCTGGAACTCGTCCAGCGTGTCCCGCTCGCCGAGGTCGTCCCGGACCCACGTCAGCGCGTTGTTGGCGGTCGTCCAATCCTCATCGAGCACCGCCACGTGCGTCGCCTTCGGAGCCTTCATGTTGTAGTGCGCCGCGTCGGCGGTCGCGCCGGGGTTGCGCTCGAAGTCGCCGTAGTAGCTCCTGGTCCAGCGGGGAGCCCAGCCCTTCGTGCGGATCATCGCGGCGACGTTGGCGAGGTAGAGGTCGGTCGGGATCGCGATGCGCCCACCGCCGTCCACTCCGCCGCCGCCCGCGTTGCCGATTTCGAGGTCGGCGTACAGGCCCTCCATCCACTCGGCCCAGGCGGCGATCTTCTCGGGGTTGTTCGCCCCGGTGTAGTCCCGCAGGCAGGTGGAGCCGATCTGCCGCAGCGCGCCCGTGCTCAGTTCGTAGAGCACGTAAGTCTGCTTGCGCTTGCGGTCCAGCTTGCAGTGGTCGCAGTCCGGGTCGGCGTGCCGGTAGCAGGTCAGGTCGGCAGCCTCGACCGCATCGGCGGCGTCCTGCCCGATCCTGTTGACCAGGCCGGTGCCGACCGGAGCCCGGCGGATGCCGACGCCCTCGTCAGCGCCGGAGTCGGCCTCGTGGTCGAGCGTCGCGAGGAACACCCAGCCATCAATCATCGGGGTCGGCCCGTTGACGGTGACGTAGGTGAAGTCGTAGACCTCGGTGAGGATGCCGCCGAGCGTGCCCTCCGCCGCGTCGATGTCGGACTGCCAGTCGGCTGCGGACACCTTGCGCGTCACCTGGTCGTGCTCGTCCGAAACGGTCAGGATGATCGGGTCGGTGCCGAGCTTGACGGCCTTCTTGTTGAGCTTCGCGATCCTGTCAGCGAGGTCGTCCAGCTTGGAGTCCACGACGCGGAACACGCGCCCGCCGACCTGATCGCGCATCGAGGCGACCGTCGCGGCGAGCGCGTCGGCGGTGGCCTTCGCGGCGAGGTAGTCCGGGTGTTCGAGGATGTTGACGCTCGCCCGAGCCTTCGGGTCCAGCGCCCAGAAGATGTCCTCGTAGACGTGCGAGACGTTCCACTGCGCCTCGCGCAGGTTCTCCTGCTGCTCGTAGACGGTGCGGAGCGCGGTCATGCCGCCACCTCCTGCCAGTCGCGCCCGTCGTAAACCTCGACGCGCTCGACCTGCCAGTTGCCGTCGCCGTAGTCCTTGCGCGCTGCCCTGTTGGCAACGTCGATTGCTCCGGCTGCGCTCACGTCGCGCATGTCGTAGCGGACGGTGAGTGCGAGGTCGGGGTCGTTGACTGCGACCAGCACGCGGTAGTCGTTGAGGGCGGTCATGCTGCACCGCCCGTCTGGTCATCGGCGAACGCCTGGGCGGCTGCCTCGTCGGCGAACCGGTAGGTCTGCACGACTGCGCCCTGCCGGACAAGCACGAGCCAGTCGGCGGTCCGCCTTCTGCTGCGCGTGTCCACGAACGGCCCGGTCACGGTCTTGGTGGTGGTCATTCCTGCCTCCTCGGTCGGTGCGGGGGGAATCCCGCACCAACAGAGTAGCACATATCGTGCGCCGCGTCCAGCGCACATCGAGTGCTTACGAGGAAGAACTGCTGGCAGCGCCCTTGGCGGCGCTGGCGACCTTCTTGACGCCCTTCTCGACCTTCGAGGCTGCCCGCTTGGCCTCCCATTCGGCCAATGCCGCAGCCGCCGCCGCACGAACCTCTGGATGGACGTTGCCGCCTCCACGAGCCCAGCGTTTGACCGCACCGATAGCCCTGCCGATGGCCGAGGACTCGTCCACGTCGCCGCCTCGCATCATCCCCTTCGCGATGTTCTGGATGTACGGCGGCAGACCCCCGACGCGGGCGACCCAGTTGCTCGTGGTGGACGTAGAGAACGGGCTCGGCGTGACCGCCAGAGCAGCCGTCTTGACGCTTTCGTCCAGCCACTCCTGGGCGTGCTCATCGAGCGTCCGCCACTGCGCTTCCTGGGCCTCGACGTTGATCTTCAACGCTCGCAGGTGCGCCAGCGCCTTCGCTTTCGTCGGGTGCTCTTTGACGACGGCTCCGGTGTCCTCGCGGATCACGGTGTTGCCTTTCAGCGCGTAGGGCATTAGCCGACCCCTCGACTTTCAGGATGGTGGACGATGGCGTCTACGCCGGGCGGGAGGTTGTGGTCGAAGATGTCGTGCGCCGCCTTCGCTGCCGCTGCCCGGCAGATCGGCGTGAACTGCTTGGCGATGGTGGCCCCGTGGTCTTTGAGGAACGACTCCACGATTGCCATTTCCGCCGCCTTGCTCGGCGCGGTCAGGCCGAGGCAGATCGCTCCGGCGTTGTGGACGACAGCGGTGCCGAGGTACTTCTGTGTCTGGCTGATCCTGTTGACCTCGTGATTGAGGATGAAGCCGAACACGATGAACCCAACCGCCATGCAGACGTAGCCGGTCGTCACGTAGATCCACGCTCGCCGGGTCACTCGCGTCTCCCATTAGCGTCCTTTGCCCGAGCCAGCATCTCGCCGCCGAGCAACGCTCCGGCAGTGCCGATCCACTCCGGTCTGCCCGGTGGAATGAAGGCGTAGAGCAGGCACCCGAACGCCGCGCCGAACAGCAGGATCGTGCGAACACGCTCGGCCACTCACGACCCTGTGTCCGCGCTGACGTTCCACGAGTCCGGCAGCGCGCTGAGCAGGTTCAGTTCGCGGGCGCGTTTGATGATGTGCCGCCGAGCAGCGTCCGGGTTCGTGGCCCGGCCCAGCGCCTTGATCGCGTTAGCGAGGTCGCTGGCGTTCTCGATAGGGAAGCCGCCCTCGGGTAAGGCGTGGCCCTTGTCGGCCAACTCCTGCCGTCGGGCGGCGGTGAACTGCTTTTCCTCCAGGTGGCGGCGGATTACACGCTCGCGTGCCTGTAGGCGGACGAACTCGGTGGAGTCCGTCGCCGCCTTGCGGGCAGCGACCGCTTCCTCCAAGCGATACCAGGGGTGGGTCGGTTCTACGAGGGTGGTCATGGTCCCTCCGTTGCCTTCGCATAGGGATCGTCAATCGGTGCGCCGACAGGATCGGCCACGGGCACAGGTGGAGGTGCGGGCGGGGCTGTGCCGGGTGCGTTCGCGCCAGCGGCACGCCGCCAGTCGCCGCGTGCGGAGCGCTCGACCAGCCCGGCCTTCTGCATCCGGACCAGCGAGGCAATCGTGTCGGTGTCGTCCATGCCGCTCATGCGCGGCGGACGGGTGTAGGTGGCCCGCAGCGCCTTGAACACGCGATGGTCGTGAACGGCCTTCTGGAACTGGGGCTTTAGCTGCAACTTAGGCGGCGGTGGCGCGGGGATCGGCGGCGCGGGCTTGGTGACTTCGCTGAGCAACATCCGCTCGCCCTCATGCTCGACCCAGCGAGTGCTCTCCTGCGTGCGCCGCCTCGCCTGGTCGCGGCGCGACGCGGCGGAGTACATCCAGCCTGGGACGGCAGAGTCGTCCACGTACCGCAGTAGATCCTTGGCATCGCCTTGGGAGTAGCCGTGCTGTTTCGTCAGGGTGTCGATAGCCTCGCTTTGCGTCAGCTTGGTGGTCTGCTTGGTGCCGGGATCGAAGGCGTCGGAGTTGATCTTGCGCGCAGGTTCGCCCCCGCCCTTGCGATTGGCAGCGAAGATGGCGCTGCGCGCCTCGCCGCTGGTCGGGTACACGCCGATCATCCCGTGCTCGTTGTGGTGCGCCTCCCACTCGCCGGTCGGATGATGAAGGTCGGTCTGCTGAGTGCCCGGCCTCGCGACGATGTGCCCGATGTTCTCACCCTTGCGGGTCGTGACCGGCCCGGCACCGAACGGCTGCTCCTTCGCCTTGCCCAGGTACGCCTCATCCGGAAGCGCCTGGTGTCCAGAGGAGCGCTTTCCCGAGGCTTTACCGGGACGCGCGCCGATAGCGGAAGGCACGTCAGTAATCCGCTTGCCATACAGCCGGTCTAGCTCTGGGTGAGACATCAGCCCGCCCGGCCTCTCGGTCGGCTGTTCAGTCGGCGTTTCGATCTTCTTGCCCAGGTACGCCTCGTCCGGCAGCGCTTGGTGCCCGGAGAGCCGCTTTTCGGTGAACTCGCCGGTCTTTGACTTGCCGCCCGCTCGCAGTCGCTCCGCTTCGTCGGCGTGGAACGTCGCCGTCTTGAGCAGCTTGTCGCGCATCTCCGGCGTGTGCGCCTGCATCGCCTTGCCCTCCCACTCGCGGGCTCGGGAGACGTGCAGGTCGATCTCGTCCTTGCGAGTCGGAGCACGCCCGGCAAGCGACCAGCCCTTGGCGATCTTCGCTTCCAAGCCACCGGCCTTCTCGGCGAACTTGCCACCCCGCCCACGGGGATGCAGGAACTCCTCCCAGCCGACCTCATCGAGCTTGGCTCGGATCAACTGCTCGCGGGCTCGGGCGCGAGCGAACTCGAACCCGTCCTTCGCCGCTTTGCGCGCCTCGACGGCCTCGTTCAGCATCACCAGCAGCGTCGGCTGTGAAATCAGGTCGCGGCTGTCGGGAATCGTCAGATCGGTCGTTGCCGCTGGCGGTCCCTGCGTCAGGTTGCGCGAGTCCTGGATCGCGAGGTCGGTCTGAACGCGGATTCCGGCGCGGTTCCAGATCGGCTGGTCGGTGTCCGGCGTTGTCTGGCGAGCGTCGATGATCGAGTGCGAGTAGTCGCCGCCGTAGCCGAAGGCGACCGTCGTCTCTTGGAGCTTGCGAATCGCCACAGCGGCCTCCTGAACCTTCTTCTTGATCTTGGCGGGTACGCCTTGCTGAGTCAGTGTGTCCTGGTACGCCTTCGCCTGTTTGATCGCGTCGCGTTTCTCGTCGGCGGTGCGCGCCACTCGATGTTTGCGGCTCGGGCTGTCGTCCATGCTCGTGCCGTCATCGAACTTGATCCTGGTGGCGGCGCGCTTGATGCTCACAGAGCCGTCCGGGCGTGTCTGCACGAGCGCGCCCTCCGACTCGGCCTTGGCGATGGCAGCAGCCCCGCTCTCGGTCTTTGGGTCGTAGATGCTGGCGCTGCCCACCTTCTCGGCGGGCACGTGTTCGAGCCCTGTGACGGTTTGCCACTTGCTTGACGTGAAGCCGGGCACGCCTTCCTGGTAAATCTTGTCGCCGGGCGCTAACTCGTCGCTGCGCTTGGACAGCAGGTCGTTGTAGTAGGACTGCGCCGCCCGGCCCTTCTTCGTCAGCACCCGGCCTCGCCCACCGCATTTGAAGCAGACGCCGCCGAGCACGTTGGAGTAGGTGAAAATCTTGCCCTCGCCGCCGCACTTCGAGCAGACCTTCGACTCGAACGCAGTCGGCTTGTCACCGGGGATCGGCTTGTGCTCAATCGGCTTGATCTTGCCGGGGTCCGGCGGCGCGTACTCGTTGACGTTGACCGGCACGCCATCGACCCCGTGACGCTTCGCCGCCTCGATGCTCGC